AGCCATCTGTACAAGCGTAAACGTTTCTCCTGGATTGTCGTGAACTAGACCAATCGTAATTGCTTGTCCTTTTTCAAGAAAAGAAACTCGACGCTTTTGAAATGGACTCAGCTCAAGAGTGAATCCATAACTGTCTCCAAATAGGAGGCTGCCAAAAGGCACCAAACCAAGAGGTAGGCCGTCATTGATCGGATCAGAGCCAACAAGAAATTCACGCTCGGAAACAGTCCGTCCGTCGTTACGGTCAGTACGAACAACAACCTTCACGCGAGCGTTAAGGTCTTTAAATTGCAAGTCGAGGTAGCGATAGAACGTAAACTTGTTAAAGTCTTTGTCTTCAATGCGGTCAAAGAAAACCTCACACGCAAATGAGTCTGAGTCGTCGTCGAGCAAGTCTTCATTCCATTTTACGATGCCGTAAGGAGCTGACGATTTTGCGCTGTATACTTCGCCTTCAATTTCGAAGTAGTCTTGAGATTCTGCTTTAATACGGTTTGCATATTTAGTCCAGTTGTTTTGGTGCAAAGTGTGACAGACGAAAGTAGTGTCATTGTAATCGTTTGCCAAAGGCACCGACAAATAGAATCGTCGATTTTCATAAAAGACAGCGCATTGTGCAAAGCGTTCGAACGGTATGTTTCGAAGCGTCTCTTTAATATTTTCTGAAATAACTGAGTTATTGATTCCAAGAATACCAATTTGTTGGTCCTGATAACCAATTGAACGAACCTCTTGGCCGGTAAAAAACCAAATGTCGTTTTCAACCCATGTCACACCCTTACGTGAGGGACATCCGTAGTTCCCTGACTGGACTTCCAACTTTGGGAGAAACAATGCAACCACTTGGTCATACACAAAAGTCAATTTCCAAATACTGTCGTCTTTAAAAATAAGAAGCGTCCCAAAGTAGTTTACAAGCGCGTTTACTCGGTCGGTGCCAAGAGGTTGTAGTACGTTTGCTGACGGGAAAGTTGTTACCGTACCAGCGTCTGTGTAGTAGATGCTTAATGGCTCGTCAGTAACTCCAGTAACGAACATACGGTCCTCAAAGACTTCAAGGACATTTCCTTTTGGTGCAGATGCGTACTCAGTAAAATCAGTTCCGTCAAATTTGAAGTAATTTTCTACTCCATTGCAGCCATATAGCTCATTATCGTAGACTTTCCAGCCAAAACGCGCCCCATCAGTGAATGTTGGAGAGCCTGAGATGTCCTCATACAAACCTGTAGTTGTGTTGAGAGCTTGCAATTTTGTTCCTTTTGCTTGAATTTGAAACTCAGTTCCGTCTTTTTTCTTGTAATAAACAGGAGAGTGAGACTCAACAGTGTCATCAGTAGCCCCTTGATACTCAGAACCAGTATCTTTAGACAAAAAACCTTCTTCAATGAAGTTCATATTGACAGGCACAGAACGACCACGGCTATCATCAACGTCGATGATATCCGCTAGTTTGTCATATACTTCTACAAATTCTTGTTTTCGATAAGGCATAGGTTATATCAGTGATTGCGGTACGAACATCTCGCCACCGCGCTGGTTGCTTTCTTCGTACTGAGACTGATTACCGATTCTTCGAGACAACTCTGATTCAAATTTTTCTTGGTAGTACGTCGCAAGCTCTTCGTCTTGGAGATCTTCGTGAATACGCCATACAGTTCCGTATACGATTACCTCGTGAAAGTACTCATCAATAGACGGGTCTACATTTACTGCAAGCCTTTCTGGTTGCTCGTAGTAACGAACAACAAGTGAAGCTGCGTCTTCATTTTTTACCAAAATTTGGTCGTTCTGAATTGTGTATACAGGCCGCAGGTCATCGAACTGATGGAAGTCGGCAATAGATACTTCTTCGTATTCTTTACCTTCTTCATCAGTTGCTTTGGTGTACATACGCCCGTAGTTAGCAGGCAAAGTACAAACTCCGTTTGTGCAGGCGACCGTTGCCGACTTGATTTCGTTGCTAGTAAATACTCGCTTGTAGACTTCAATGTATGACTGATTTGCGTACAAAAGAACAGTCTCGTTGCTCACGATTTCATCTGTAGTCTCTAGTACCTTTCGGCGTGCTGCTGCTGTAATTTCATTGGTAGTCATAACGATGGATGTCTAAATCCTATAAGCCCACCCAGCCAGTAGCTGAGTGAGCCTAAGGAGCTAGCTATTGTCGATAACAGCTCGGAGAACGGCTCCACGTCCTCGGTTTCCTTCGAATACTTTTCGTCCCCATACAAGGAGTCCTTTACAGGTAGTAACGAAAGTGTTCGGGTCAGTCTCAGATGGGACTACAGATACCTTCATGATTTGCGATGCAAATGCAAGGAATTCTTTAGTCCCAGCAAGGAACCAGAAACCGTTAGTGTTGTCACCGTCAACAAGTTCAGAGAAGATGATTCGGAAGTTCGCAAACATTCCAATCATTCCTTTCTTGATGACTTCTGCGTATGCAGATTCAACGGCTGGGATGAATTGTGGTGCTTGTCGCATCAACCCTTCAAGTTCAGCGTTGGCTACAAGGTAACGACCTTCACGTGGTGTAAGTTGTTGGGACATTACTGTTCCAAGTTGCACCATGTATTGGTAGATGTTGGCCTTTGTAAGCGTGATTGGAGTAGCTGCGTTGATAACGTAACTTGCTCCACTTGCTACTGCGTCTCCTGAGTAAGCTGAACCATCAAGGTCTGAGACCACGATAGAAGTTGCTGAGTTAAAGCCAGTAACAAGTTGGAATGTTACTCCAGCGTCAGCTGAGAAGTAACCACCAACCATTTGGGCGGTGAAAGTTGTACCTGAACCAGTTACAACACCAGTGCCAGCTGCTACAGCTACTGTTCCAGCAGAGTAGTTACCACCGATAGCGTTTTTCCCGTGTACGTTTTTTCGAGCGTATGAGAGAAGGTCACTGTCGAGTAGTTCTGACATGTCCATCTTCGCGTTTCCTGCGTATTCCGCAATCGCGTCAATGTCATTTTGGATTTTATCAATATCGTCAACAACAAACTTGAAGTAGAATTGCTGGTCGATAATGAGGTCTTCGTCGGTTGGGTTAAGCTCCTGAGCTACAAGAGTCATTTGCTTAGTGTACTGAGAAAGGTTGATTTTCCCGGAGGTTCGTACACGAACTCGGTCGCCTGCGTTTTTGATGTCACCTTCGTACTTCGTGTTCGCAATCAAAGTGTAGATAGTCTCGTTGTAGAGAACTTCAATCAATTTGAGCGAAAACTTCACTGGAGTGAAAGCTGCAAGATTGTTCATAGTGGTTTTGCCTTATGCGGGTGCCACCACTAACAGTTGCTACTCTTTAAGCTTTCCTGATGCTACGTCGCGTTCGTAAGCTTCTTTCGACTCTGCGAATTTCACAGGGTTCGTCCGAGCTAATTCTTGCCACTGCGCTAAAGACCGGGTAGCAGGTTGAGTTTTATCTCCGCCTGTAGGGTCTTCCAATTGTACCCGCTGGGCTACTTCTGTCGCTTCTTCCGCGCCGATTGCTCGGGCTTTATCGAAGAGTTCAGCTTTTGCCATAGTTTTTATAATATCGGAGATATTATCGGGTACATGACCGGGATGGAAATACTTAGACTTGAAGTCATCCTTCATGTCTTTCAGTTCTGGGTACTCTGTTGCCGCTTCAGCAAATGCTTCCTCCCAACGAGTATTGTTGTATTGCTTTTCAGCAAACACAAGAGCTGGATTACTTTGCATTTGGTCTGTTGCCGCTTTCTGAATCGAAGCTGCAAACGTAGTGACACGCTGCTTCTCTGATTCATCGAGTTCTTCAAAACCGGGATAGAGAGTAGTTGGTTGTTGAGTGGTTGGCGTTTGTAAATTTAGGTCCTTACCGTCTGGCTCCTGTCCTTTCAGAGCTTCAGCTAACTTCCGTTCAGCTTCCTCCTTTTCCTTGAGCAACTGATGCGCTCCTTTCGAGGATTCGATGAACTTCTTTCGGTAGTCAATTGGATTTCCATTCTCATCCAATTCGGTTTGTACAGTCTCCGTCTGCTCCGTCCCGGCTTCTGGTGTACCCTCTGGGGTAGTCACTACAGTTTCTTCGGGGTTTGGTGTGATTGTATTCATAGTAGTTTTGCCGTCCGGTCAAACGGGTTAGGCTTATTTAGATTATAACAGCAATTAAGCTGGTGTTTGTTGCGAGTTGTCAACAGTTTTTTCTACGTCGAAAACTGTAATGTTGTTGTTAGCTCCCGTGGGAACAACTTCTTCTAGGTTGATACCTTTTTCTTCTGCCAATTTAGCTGCTGCTTCTGTGGCAACAGGTTTACCGTCATTTTTAGTTGCGTCTTCTGCCGCCGGTAAATCTGAAGCAATTGGTGCTTCGATAATAGCGTCCGCTTCTCCGGCTGGAGAACCATTCACCGCAGGGTGAACAGAATCATCTTCAGGCCGGATGCCTGTGGTGGTCCCAGGACTTACATCATCTTGACTCACTACTCCTTGAGGTGTGAGAATTTGGTCATGTTTTTCAATATCTGCTCGCGCGGCTGAAGCTACGTTCGTGTCTACTTTAGTAGTAGATAGACCTAACTCTTCTTTAACTTCATCAGAAAGCTTTGATACGTTGGCCATCAAGAATTTGATATCATTTTCTGTCCAAGGCTTTGCTGGAACTTGAAATTGGTTTTGCATATTAGTTGTGTGTTTTAATTTGATTTTCTACCATCTGTTTTTCCTTTTCAGGCAGAGCTAGAAACTCTTTAATTTGAGTGATAAGTCGTACCTCCATTTGGTAAAAGCGTCGGACATCCTCAGATGACTGGGGGTCGGTCGCCTTACCAACAGACTCTAAAAATTTAGCGTCTAAGAAACGAGCCACATCTTCATCAGTAATCTTACGACCTTCCAAAGCGTCGCGCCAAGCGTTAAACGTCAGGCGTTCTTCTTCGTTCAGTTCGTCGTATGATGAAACTCCCAGTTTGCCCAGAAGCCCTTGTAAGGGATTAGTACTCATTATTGTGTAGGTTGAGTTAATGATACACCCTGTTCTGTCTCTACCGGGTCAGGTGCCGCAGCTTCCTGTGGATTAAGTTGAGCTGGATTTCCGTCAGGTCCAACCATTGGTTGCTGCTGATTTTGCTCCTCAAGAGCCATAACTTCGTCGATTTCATCTGGGTCCCAACCAAGAATCTCCAGCTCTTTTCGGCGAGCAATTCGAAGAGCAATGGGATTGTTTTCAAACGAACCTTTAACAAATTGCAACTTGCGAAACTCGTTGTCATCCTTTTCCTCTTTATCGCTTCTGTACATTGCTTTTGCTTCATAGCCGGCAGGAACTCGCCAATCAGCTGTCGAAACGTCTTTGCTGAACGTCTGGCCATTCTTGCCTTTCTTGTACAGCGTCATGTTGCCGATTTGATTGCTCTTCATGAGGTCATACCAGATACGACCACACTCTTCCCACGCTGAACGATATTGTTTTGCAACAACTTGATTTCGTCCTTGTGAAGCTGACAGGTTGAGTTCGATTTCTCCAAGTGTAGTTCGAGACTTAGTTTGCTCACCTCGCTCTGAAGGAGTTTGGGCTACAGAAGATTGGACCATATTCTTCAAATATTCGATTGAAGAAGCTGCGTCTTCAAGCGGCTCAATCTTCATCTGCTTGATGATTTCGTCTGGGTTGCCCGGCACGCCGTACATACCAAATGGTTTTGCTTCAAACGCTTGCGGCTGGAATGAGCCGTTCAAGTTGTTGAAGAAGTACATTCCAAAGTTGCTGTAAGAACGGTTCTCCAAGTCTTGCGAGAAGTACATGTTGACGACCTTGTTGACGGTGCGGACTGAGTCGGCAACACCGTCTGACCAGATGTCGTTGATGTCTGGGTCTGAACCCCACGTTACCCACGGGAGGTAGTCGATACCGATAGCTTTTTTGAGCGGCTCGCAATAAAGAATTGCGTTGTCCATTGCGATGATGATGAGGTGACGAACAAATTTCTTTTCTTCTTCTGACCACATCATTTTGTACGAACGGTTGAGTTCGATAGTAATGTCAGTAGAAAAGTACTCGTCGTAGTTAGACGCACCAATAGAGCGAAGACGCTCTTGTTTTAAGAATCGTTCTTGCTCTGTGTCTGAAGCTTTGAGTGTACCTTCACGAGAAGCGAGGTAATGCTTCAACATATCTTTACCTTCTTGCTTGTACGACTTGTTGGCAAGAATCTTTCGCAGCGGCACATAGATGTGCTTGTGGTTTAGATACGAAGCGGTGTTGAGGTCGAATGGATTTACCCGCGTGTCGATGTCGATGTCGTATGGGTCAATAATATCAAACTTGACTCGACCATCTCGGTACATGAGGTTCTTAAATGTCCTACCTTGCAGCCCAACAATTTTCTTTTCAATGTTGTCTTTTAACTCTAGCTTTTCAGCTTCGTAGTTAAAGTCCCACATCTCGTTGACGAACAATTCGCCACGTTTGTCACGCCGGCTTCGGCCGCGTGCTTCAAATTTCATCTCTGGCTGCTCGTCAATTTTGGAAATCCACGTCTGTACAGTTTCGCGGATAATAGGAATATTGACCGCCTGACGTTGAGTCAATCGGTTCGTGATTACTTTGTCACGATAGAGGAGATAGTTTTCGTTCCACTGCGTTGCGCGTCGTTCTTTAAAGCGTGCGGAATCTTCTTTTTCTCTACGGTGTTGAGCTAATAGGATGTCGTGTTCAATCATAATGATGAACGCCCAGACTTCTTTGTGTAACTATACCACAATTATATACCCCACTCTGGGTACATTGGTGTAACTCCTTGAGTCTGCTGTGCATAAGGTTGATTAAGGGTTCGGACTTTTTGTTTCGGTAATTCCCACGCCGACAACGCAGTTCCAAACACAGTGTCGTCGTGCAAGTTATCCGGCACCTTAATCTTCAACTTCCCCCGGTCACTAATTTCGTACTGGAAGTACGACAACTCATTCCGCAGCACTTCATTATCCAACAAAGCAATCACCTTCTGCTCCATCTTGATGTTCAGGTTCGTAAGCAAGTCCTTACGATTCTGCTCGTTAAATTTTAGTGGCTCAAGGTGAACGCCACGAGCCTTCAAGTCTTCAACCACCGGGTCCCCCACACCAGTCGCGTCGATAAATCCTTTAGGCCGGTTGAAGCGGTGATACACCGCTTCGATTTTAGCCTTCTGCAAGTTCCAATCAATCTGGTTAAATCGCTCAAGGTAGACTTGCTCGAAAGTATTGAGGTCCACCACAGAAATAACTGTGTAGTCTTGGTACTTTGCAAGGTCAACTCCCATTTGGAAGTTGTGCAGCGTGTTGTGATACTGCCCCTCCTGCAACGTACACACGTCGTCAATGTTTTTGAAGAAGCTTGTTGCCGACTCAATGAATTTACAGTAGTACTCTTGGTCAATCATGGCCTGACTCATCCCTTCCTTGCGCTCGTCTTCAATATCTTGCGGTGTCAAAATCCCAGTATCAGCAATAGTCAGCACTTGAGTAAACCAGTCTTCGTTAGATTCAGCCATTTTGAGCAGCTGATACGCATGGTTCTGTCCACGAGGAGTGAAGTTGAAGATAGCCCACCCGCCGTTGACCTTGAGAATCGGTCGCAAGAAGCCCCAAACCTGCGGATTGTTGATGGAATACTCCGAAAATACCACACCAATTGGGTTAGTTCCCACACCAGACTTGGCAAAGTTATCGGCACCCATGAGCTGAATGACCGAACCATTAATAAGTGTGATTTTAAGGTCGGTAGCGTTTGTAGCTTTGACCAATTCTTTAGGAATGTGGTCCAACATCTTGAATCCGTCGTTGTCGATGTTGTCCCAGACTACTTTTTTCGCCTGAGAATACTCCGGCAAGAAATAAAAATACGTTCCGACACGCTCGAACGCACGCTTAATCATGTAGTTCCAGCAAGCTTTATCTTTACCGGCTCGACGGTGCCAAACGAGGACCGCACGCTTGGTACCTGCGTCCATTGATGAAAACAACGGCAGCTGATAGTCGCGGGGAAGGAATTTATAGGGGATGTTTACCTGGGGTTTTGCCATATTATGAGAGGTCGTTTAATTCTTCGTCTGATTCGTCGTCTTGCTGGTCTTCCGTTGAGGCGGCAACAGCTTCATGCACGATTGCGTCCTGAACCTGAGCAGGCAGCTCTTTTGGACCTGCGTCAAAGTTGGCCACCACGACTTGAATCGGTCCTTCTTCACCATCTTTGCCGGCTGGTCCAATAATTTTAGTTGAAGCTTTTCCGAGTAGACGATCCATCAAAGAGTCGATGGCTTTTGTGTCTGGCTCTTTGACTGAAATGTAGTAATAGTCCTCACCGTTCGTCATGAGTGGGTCATCAAGGAATTGGCGTATTTCTGTGGGGTCTGAAACCAGCACGTGTTTGAAGATTTCGTCTTTACCATTTTCCGACAAGCATTTCACTTTTTTATAAAGGTGCTGAGTACCGAGGGCAACAGACATTTGAGCCGCCAGTAGCTTGTGGGCTGAGAAAGCGATGCGATTCTTAAACTCTTCTTCAACATCGGACGCAAGAATTACCTCAGATGGAGTAAATCCTCGGCGTTTGAACCCAAGCGGCATGCCTTTGGCGATAGCTTCGTTGTGTGCTTGAATTTTGGCCACCTGCTCAGCACGAATTTGCTCTCTTTCAAGAGTCTTCCAAGATTTTGCACCCTTAGGCCGGCCGGCTCCAGTTCGCTTGCCACCTCTGTTTTCAGGTTTTTTTTCCGTTTTAATTTTTTCTGCCATAGTTTTGATATGTTTGGAAATTTTGTTGTAAAAAAAATGTGTAAAAAATATTTATTGGAAGTTTTAAAAATGGGGGTTGCTTGTTTATTCATGCCGCCGCCATTTGTACGGCATCCACCCCCACCCCTACCCCCGTTTTAATAAGAATATCACGGTAAAACACACAAAACGAGCGTATGTGGTGGGATAAGGGGATAAAATATCCTTATTTTAAGCCATATTATGAATTAACTGAGTATAATATGTCTTATACCCAGTTAAATTTGCGGCAAAATGGCTTATAATTTTGGTATTAAACAGGACGAGTAAGGCGGCGGCAGTTTTGATTTAAAAATTAAATGAAAACAGCGGCGGAAGTCGTAACCAGGTTATTTTGTGCAAAAGTGACGCGCTGTGTTCGATTCTAAGCGTTTTAAAATTGTAGGCATGATGTAGAGTGTGCGCGAGTTGAGTCTCAAAAGTTATCCACTTAGGTACTTGCATTATAGCAAGCGGACTGCTATATTAATAGTAGTCACATGGTAGTGACGATTAGCACATAACACAAACAACATGAAAAAAGCGGAACTAGCAATGGCAATACTAATTGCACCACTAATTGCATTTGCACTCGCTGCAATTATTAATTCAGTAATTAGTATTTATGCTTAAAGTATACAAATCTGGTAAACTCGACCGACTAGCAACAATTAAAGTTGCACTGTCACCCAGAGTACCAGCCAACAACATTCAACTAAACAAACGAAAAGACACAGCGAGCGAGTACATTGCAAAACGCAACCGCAACCGCGCCATCAAACGCGCCGCGCTACCGACTATCGCAGCGCTTGCATTATTCACCGCGGTTATGTACGCGTTACTGTTCGTAGCGTTCCCGCCAGTAGCCTAGTTGCTCGCTAGCCTGTCCAATACGTTGGGCACGCTATGCGGACTGTTAGACACAGACGACCGCCAGCACCTTGACAATAGAATAAACAGCCAAGCCCCGCGCATACTGTGCGCTATATTGTGGCGCGGCTGTTTACTTACATATAAACAAAAAATTAAATGCAACTTAAAGACAAAAAAAGTGAGCGTATTAGTTACGCAGAACTATCCAAAAAGCTAGGCGGCGTTGTTCTATGCAACAATGTCACCCAAGTTGACGAAGATAACTGGCCGTATTCTTTTATTGTTGGCCCACTATTGGAACAACGTATTGAAGAATTGAATAGCGACCCAGATTATAACTTCACCGAAGATGAACCAGCCAGCGTGCATGACATTGCGGAAGGCTGCATATATCAATCATACATAATTGATGATATGGCGGCGCGCGATTTAGTCAATCACACAACTGAGCTAGTCACTTACAGCGAAAAACTTGAAGTGTTTGTCTGGCATGTTACTCACTATGGTACTAGTTGGAGTGGTGTCCACCTCGACTGGTACGAACGTAGCGACGACATTGAAGACGACCACACGCAATACGCTGGCAGTACTGAGGAATTACTAAAATGGCAAAATGGATAATATGCAAACTAAAACAATTACACTATACGAGTACAGTGAATTAACCGACAAAGCAAAAGAAAAGGCATTGAGTGACTGGAACCAGTACAATGATGACCCATTCATGCAGAGTCATATGATTAATTTATTGAAGGAAGAGTTAGAAGAGCAAGGCATTGAGTACGATACTGACAGTATTGATGTCTGGTACTCACTTGCAAGCTGCCAGGGTGACGGCTTTATGTTTACCGGCCTTATTAATTGGGAAGGTACACAAATTGCAATCACTCACAATGATGCACGATACTATCACGTATACACTGCATCATTTGAGTTAGGCGATTTAGACAGCGAAGCGGTTGACGCTTTTAAAGATAAATACGTTGAAATTTGCAAGAAGATGGAAAGAGTTGGATATGACCATATTGAGTACATTACCAGCGAAGAATCATTTATCGAAGCATGTGAAGCGAACGGCTACACGTTTCGAGAAGATGGAACTATGGAAAATGCTTAATATGACTAAAAAACATTACGAAGCCATTGCAAGAGATGTAAAAACAGCATACACGATTGCAAACCGGCAACAACGTCCAGCGATTCAGAAACTGGCAGTATCATTGTGCAATACTTTCATTGCAGATAACCCGCGTTTCAATCGTGAGATGTTTTTGCTGGCGTGCGGTGTACCATATACACCATACGACACTTAAAGAGCTAAACAGACCCGCGCACCGCTTGACGGTAGCCGAGGCAGGGAGCCACTACACAAAATGTAGTGGTTTTTTGTTTATAGAAATACACAGAGATGAACCGATTCAGTCGTAACCGGGTCACAAAATACAACCACTCGAAACCGAGTGGCTTTTTCAGTCGTAACTGGGCCACAAATTTGACAAACCCCCCTTCACCCCACATAACCAACAAAAGATGAACGAACTGCTTGACAGTTGCTATTGCAATTGTTACCCTTAGGGGACCACAGTCCCGCCGGCGGGACGGGGACCCCCTAAGGGTGACTTTTGCACTTGCAGAAAATAAAACCCTTATTTAGAGCCATATATTGGCTCTTTTTTATAGCAAAGTGCAAGTTTACTCTTGTTAATTGCAAGTTTATGGTTAATATGCTAGCATCAGAGGATGTAACTTGCACTTTCAGGGTGCAAACTTGCACTTTGCTATAAAAAACTAAAAATATGCCCACAAAAAAACAAGTAAAAAAGAATACAGAAAACATTATTGAAAAAGAATTAGGTGTACGCCTTTACCAATTACAAGGCGAGCTTGATTGCCAAATTGCGCCATTTACACGAACAAGCTGGAATGGCAAACAGTACATGGTAGGCCATGTTGCCGCCTCGCTCTTCACCTCTACCCCCCCATCCGAAATCAACCGCGTCTCCCACACGTGCGGAATTAAAAATTGCGTCTCAGCTAAATGCTTGGTGGTCAATGGCCATCCCTTAACTGAGTATCACGATGGCGAAACTTATAAAGCTAAAATAGACCCAGACGCACCCGACTCCAAAGGCTACATTCACGGTCAACACCCAGAATCATGGAAAGAGATGCCAGAAGCCCAGCGTGAACTTGCTCGCAAAGGTGAATACGATGTCTCCAAACACGGTTTCTTAAAGTAGTGTTACCGCCTGCCCGGAACAATGATTCCTTCAGTGCGGCAACACACGGCTGGGTAACTGGGTAATCCCCA